TATATTTTTAAATGTTAATAATTAATTAAGCTGCTTTGAATAACACGAAGTTATTAGCTGCTTGAGTTACTAAACATCTTTCAGATAAGAAATGTACAGACATTGCATCTAAGTCAGAAGTGTAAGCACCGCCAACAGATCCAGTTATCCAAGACTTATATCTTCTATCGTCAGTTTCAGAAGCTCTATATCTTACATGTAAGAAAGGTCTTCTTATATTTGAACCTAACATTTGATCATATACTGTTGTAGTACCAGCTGGAACTAAAACACCATCGATTGATGAAGATAAACCTCGTGTAGACGCGTCGTTTAGATATTTCCAGTCAGTTTTATAGAAGTCATAAGAACCTCTTCTAAAACCAGTGAAACCAAAGTTTAACGCCATGTCAGCTTCGTTATCGAAAAGACCATAAGAAGCAGCTTGAGAAGAAGCAAAACCACCGTTCATAGCAGCGATCATATCATCAAAGTCAAGAGCAGTTTGCCTTGATAAGAATAACATGTTTTCTTCAATAGCACCTTGCTTGTCTAAGTTTTTCAGGATTTCATCGAAATCCCCAATAGCACCAGAACCTGGAGCTGCTGCTCCTGCAAATCCAACATAAACATTACCTCTTTCTTCAATAGCAGCAAACATACCTTCACTACCATCGATATTTGTAGGCATGTTAACATTGGCAGCATCAACAGCTTCAACCATTGCCATTTCCAAATAATCATCAAAGCGTAATCTAGTTTCAGATTGAGCTTTTAAATACCAAAGGTATCCAGAAGTTCCATCTTCAGTAGCTACTTCTACCCAACCGATTTGAGCAGTGTCAGAACCGTTGATCTCATACTTGTCTTTAATTATGATAGGTTTGTTTGAGAACTGAGTGAATTCTGGTTCAATAGAACCTTCCATACCATTAGTTCCTTTAGCAAACTCTGAACCATAAACGAATAAGCTAACTGCAGCTGAATTTAAACCAGCTTTAAGACCAGCTTGATCATAAGGAGTAATCAACGCTTTAACAGCATCAGACTGTCCATTAGGAACCGTAGCATTAGCAGCATCTTGCACTTCTTTTACATAGAACTTTTGAGTTATTAAACCAGTAGCATTATCAGACATTAAAATCGTATTACCAGCTCTAAGCGCAATACTTGTAGCAGTGTTAGGCGCAGCTATGTCTGGTTCAATTCTAAAGTCATTACCAACAGCAGCTGGAGCACCAACTAAAGCTTTATAAGCAATGTGTAATCTATTTTGTTCAGACCAAACAACTTGATCCGATGTCATTGGCATTTCAGCACCAACCATTCTTAAAAATCCAGATAAGGTTCTGTTACCATATCTTTCTACTTCCTGCTCATATAATTCAGGTAGGTATTGTTGACCAAAGTCGTTACCAGCACCACTTGTAAAATCTAAGTAGTTGCTAGACAATGCCATCCTATTTTGAGAAGGAATAATTGACGCGGGAAAAGACCCGCTTGTATTAAAAGCCATAATTTTTAATTTTAAATTTTAGTTTTAAGTTTTGTTTCTTCTTTTTATTTTCAACTTAGAACTATCCACTCCATTCACTGCTTTTACTTTTAATCCATTTATAAACACTTCACCCGCGCTCGATGGTTTGGGATCTGTATTTATATTTTTAGATTTAGCCATAATTTCTTTTACACCATCAGCTTTACCTTGTTCGTAAAAGTGTTGGGCTAATGTATCTGCATTCCTGGCAGAATAGATAGCTTTATGGTAATTACTAAAATCACTTATAGCTCCATCACCTTCTGAGAACTTCCCAAGAAAACTTGATAAATCTGTTTGTGCTTTTGCAATTTCCATAGGGTTGTTAACGCCATATCTGAATCTTTTGTCACCAAAACTAAATTCAAAACCTTTGAAATCATTAGTGAAATACTTTTCAGTACCTGTTCTAAATTGTTCCCTATTGTTTTTTACTACCTCTTGTTCTTTGTTGTATCTACTGAAAAAGTCCATAGCTTTCTTCTGCTCATTGTTAAGTGATGGTCTCAACTTGATTTCATCATAATACTTAGTTTTTGAATCTTCTAAAAACTTACGGGCTTTTGCAATTTCTTCTTTGTACGATAATTTTTTCTTTTTAATAGTACGCTCATCGTCGTTTTCTTCATTCCATGAAAAATTATCTTCTAGTACAAAATCCACTTCTTCTCTTTCAAGATGTGGTTTAGTATGTTTATAATATTCTCTTAATAATGTTACATTATCTACATCAGAATAATCTGCGTTTAATCTTACAAAATCTTCTACTGTTCCTCCAGTTTCTTCCATGAAATTTACAAGTTTTTCTATATTTTCTGGAAGTTGTTTTTGCTCTACAACTGGTTCTTTTGTTTTTGTTTCTATAGTAGGTTCAACTTTCTTTTCTTCTATAGGTTCTTCAGTTATCTCAGCGATTGGAGAATCTACTAATTCTTTTTCTTCGGCAACTGCTTCGGCATTACCGTGTGTTGATCCCATTTCTTGCAATTCCACTTTGACCTCTTCCCTTGTCGTTTCGCTTTGCTCATTAGACTGTAACACAGATTCCTTTGTTTCTGGCTCTTGAACGGCATCTTCTTTCTTTTTAGTTAAATCTACTTTTGAAATATTTGTTGGAGTTTCTCCTAGTTTTCTAGGTCTTCCTCTCTTTTTTTTCATTTTAAATTCTCCTTCTTGTGGAGTATCTTTTGTTTCTTTTTTTGACATAATATAATAATATAAAATTAATAAAAATTACCTAGGGGCGAATTGTTCTAATCCAAATCCTCCTAATGTATCATTACCACTAGATTCAAAATTAATAGGTAATAAATCTTCTTTTCTTTGTGTAATCATTTCACTTTGTTGAGATCCTTGTATTTTTGTTCTTTTATCCTTTCTATCTTCTATGTATTGTTCTTTATCTTTTTCTCTAGAAAGTTTCATTTCCGCCAATTTTGTATTGTAGGAAAACTCTAACGCCATCAAATCTTTTTTGATTTGTGATTCATTTTGCATTCTTTGTATCTCAAATTGAGATTTTGCTTGTTCAATTTGAATAGTGGATTCTGCAACAACTTGTTGTTTTTGAGCTTCAGCGAGAGCAGCTTTTTCCGCTGCCTCTGCATTAGCTTGAGCCTGAACTTGTATATTTTCTAACTGTTGCTTATGCTCTCTTTCTTGCTTTTTCCTACGCTTAACTTTAAGCATTTGATTAGCAAGTTTAATATTGTTTATTTCTCTTAAATCAATAGCATCTTCAAGATCTATACCGCCAGATTGTAAAGCTATTTGAATGTTTTGTTCTAATACAGCTTTTTCTTCTTCATCTGGCATTAATTGTAAATATACACCAAAATCGTATAGGTTTAGTGAATTAATCTCTTCTAAAGTATTTACATTGTAAACCGATATACTAGATTTTAAAGCTTCATTTGTTAAGGCAAATTCAAGTGAATCAGATATTCTTAATGATATATTTTCACATATTCTTAATGCTAAATATAAACTTGCTTGTAAGACATGACGCGTAGCCGTATTACTATTAGCAGCAGCTATTTTTTGTAACCCTACTAAAGAATTAGAGTCAGGTACTGATCCATCTCTAGCTTCATTTAATCCGGTTACATCTCTTATCATTTGTAAATAATATTGATAAGTTTGAATTAAAGAAGCTATTTTAGCTTGCCCACTGTTAGTAGAAAGTTCTTGTATAGGTACTTTCCCTGGGTTCATTCCACCTTCTTGAGTCATAGATCTACCTATTATAGATCCCGTCTGGAAATACATATTTAAAGCTTCTTGTGGATTATAACTAGTACCGTTACCTAAATCTACCTCAGCCAATCCATCAGCATCTAAAATTATTCCATCAGGAACTACTCGAGATAATACTTGTTGTAACTTTAAATGTGTTAACTGTATCATATCGGCAAAACCAGTTACTCTACTTACTAAAGATTCTATACGACCTTTATACATTTTAGGTGCACATAAAACATAATTCATATTTACTTTAGCAATATTTGACTTTGGTCTAGTAATATTCTCTGCAAGTCCCCAATCTAACATCATAGGATGTCCTAATATTTTCGCACCACTGTACAATACTTCTATTGATCTACTAACTCTTTCAAAATTATCATTACTAGGTGGTGTAAATGTGTCGGGTTTTTCTAATGCTTTTTCTAATCCAGAAGCAGTTTCTTTAATCTTAAATACTTGATCGTGATATGTTTTATATTCAAAATATAAGACTTGTATAGTATTTCTATCATCTCTTCCATTCCATTCATAGGTGTAATTACTATTACCAGGGTATTGTTGTATCTCTTTCAATTGAGAATCAGTTAAATATGGAAACTCTTTTTTAAGTTCTGCCATACTTATGCCTTTAACTTCTCCTACATACCATAAGTCTTCAAAATTAGGATCTTCAGTATATGACCAAACCATTTTAGCTGGATCACAATATTTAACCATCACCCCTTCAGCTTTATTCCAATTTGTTTTTACAGCCCCAATACCTAATACAACTAAATCTTCATTAAATCTTCTTCTTACTAAATCAAATTTATTTTTATCTAAAGTGTTGTTTATCGCCTCTTCTTCTGCTATTTCAATAGATTGTTTATAATCTAATTGCAGATGTAATTCTAATTCTTGTTTATTGGCAGGTAAATCTTCTGGATTCTCAGTCGTGTACATATTAAATCCAGTTATTTTATTTACTTCTTCTATAAAGTCTTTAGCTTGAATATCTCTTAACAAAGCTTGTGCATATTCTGTTCTTTGTTTTTGAGAATCAGGATCTTGAGCAAAAGCTTTTATTTCGTATTCTTTATCGGTTAATCCATTAACTACAATATCAACAAATTTAGGTATAATAGGAACAGGTTTCCAATCTAAATTTAAATATGATAAATCTCCGTTAATAGCTAATTCATCTTTGTATTTTTGAATTGATTGTTCACCTCTAGCGTATAACCTTAGATTTCTAAAATTATTATAATTACTGTTAAATCTGTTTCCAATACCAGTTCTAGCTCCACTAAACCAATCACCTTCGATAGCTTGGCCTACACGTAAACCATAGTCGAAAGTATCTTTTTCAGCAGCTGGAACAACTTGGTCCGGAAAAG